AGAAAACCCATATGAGTGGGTTCCAGCTATTACAAACCAAGCAGGCGAGTTTGCTTTAACGCATGGCTCATTTATTATGGGAGCAATACCAACACGCCAAGAAATACTGGTATGGACTAACTCTGCGCTTTATTCTATGCAATACCTAGGTGCGCCCTACGTGTGGGGTTTTAATATCTTGATGGATAATATTTCTGTCATGTCCCCTAACTCCATGATTACGGTTAACAACGTAACTTACTGGATGGGTGTGGATAAGTTCTATATGTATTCTGGGCGTGTAGAAACATTGCCTTGCTCTTTACGCCAGTACATTTTTGATGACTTAAATAGAGACCAATCATTTCAAGTATTTGCTGGTGGCAATGAGGGCTTTAACGAGGTTTGGTGGTTTTATGTAAGCAATTCAAGCAATGCCACAGAGGTTGATAAATACGTTATTTACAATTATTTAGACCGTGTTTGGTATTACGGTTCTATGGCAAGAACAGCATGGTTAGATTCAGGTATTAGAAACTACCCTATGGCTGCAAACTATGAAAACCGTATTTTGTACCATGAGAATGGCTGTTGTGATGGAGCTGGACTAACTCCAGTACCTATTTACTCGTACATTCAATCATCTGACTTTGATATTGGCGATGGTCATAACTTTGGTTTTGTATGGCGTATCTTGCCTGACATAAACTTCAATGGCTCGACTGTTAATAATCCTTACGTTACCATGACTGTTAAACCTCGCGTTAACTCAGGTACGCCTTATGGTGAAGCCAACAACCCAACTGTTACAAGCCAGGATAACTTTACATTAAGAGGTTCATACAATATCCAAGAGTTTACTGGACAGGTATACACTCGCATTAGAGGCAGGCAGATGAGCTTTAGGATTGATTCTGATGGACTTGGAGTAGCTTGGCAACTAGGTTCGCCTCGTATCGATATTCGCCCTGATGGGAGGCGGTAGATAATGGCATATAATACCCCACTAAAAAAATTAACGCTTATACCGCCAAAGGCCCCCAACTTACCAATTGCACCCGTTGACTATTCTCAACAGTATCAAGACCAGTTAAGTAATGCATTCCGTCTTTATTTTGGGCAGGTAGATAACATTACACAAGCATTAACAATACCTGATTCAGGTATAACAGCAGATAGACCTATAAGTACGACCTTAGTTAAATTACAAATAGGGCAGATGTATTTTGACACTACGCTAGGTTTACCTATTTGGTGGGACGGTACTGACTGGATAAACGCCGCTGGAACAGTAGTGTAATACATGATATTATTAGCTTATGCAAATAGAGCCTACAGAGTTATCTAAGTTAGTATCTACAGAAGTACCAAGTCGCGTACAGATAGATAAGTTACAAGCTGAAATGGCAACGATGCCTATAGCGATGAGCTTTAAAACAGAGCATTATTTCTCTGGCGGAATGTACGGTAGGAAGATGACGTTGCCCGCAGGAGTACTACTTGTAGGAAGGGTGCATAAGACCGACCACTTATTCATATGCGCTCAAGGTGAAGCAATAGTATGGACTGAAAATGGCATGCGTAAGATACATGCTGGCGATGTAATTCCTACTAAAGCAGGAACAAAGAATGTAGTGTTAGCTATTACTGAGACTATAGGGTTTACCGCACTTAAAACAGATAAAACAGATGTAGCCGAAGCTGAAGATGAGTTGGTTGAAAATGACCCTGACTCTCCTTACGGAGTAGGTAACGAATTAAAAGACTGGGCGGTGGCCCTTAAAACAAATCAGATTGAGGGTATATGATATGACTTTCGCAACATCAGCAGTAGTAATGAGTCAAGTAGCGGCGGCGGAAGCGGCGGCAACAGCAGCGGCAATGGCTGCAACAGCGGGAGGAGCGGCAACGGCAGCTACAGCGGCAGCTAGCGGAATCGAAGCGGCAACGGCAGCGTCAGCACAACAAGCGGCACAGGCAGCGATGACTGGAGCGGGAGGAGCAACGGCAGCAGCCCCAACAGCAGCAATGGCAGCGCCAACAGCAACAGGCGGCATACAAGGTGCTAACCTAGCTAACTTCTCCGGAAATACTATGATAGATGCGGGAGGGTCTTTAATAGGTGAGTCAGGTGGACCATTAGCTTTACCTTCAACACCCGTAGCCCCGGAAGTAGCGATGCCAGCTCAAGTAGCAACACCAGCGGCGGTTCCAGCGCCAGCAGGTCTAGAACAAATAGGCCCCAATATGGGACAAGTAAACCCAATGAACTACGGTAACGCAGTTCCAGGCATGCCTTCTACCGCACCTTACGGCGCCAACTACGAACAACTATCTAGCGTAACTAACCAAGCTCCTAGTGCGTTTAATACTTCAGCTGGACAATTTACAGGTGTTCAAGGTACTCCACCTAGCGCGTTAGAACGTGGTTTTGGTAAGGTGATGGACTGGGCCGAGAAAAATCCTCTAACTTCCCTATACGCTGCGTCTACTATGGCTAATGCGTTACTTGCACCGAGCGATGAAGAACCTAAGAAAAAACCTAGCTCATTAAGCAAATATAAACTATCGCCTGATTTCCAAGCATCTAGACCTACGCCTAATGTATATAAACCTCAATACCAAAGCTTCGCTGAAGGTGGCATAGCCGCACTAGCAGGTGGCAGTTACCCAATGGGCATGCAAGATAACACTCAATTTGCAACTCCAACTCAAATGCCTATGAGTGCGGAAGTAGTCAATGCTGATTATGAAATGAAAACATCGCCTTTCTCAGGTGAGCCTGTTCGTATGGCATCTGGTGGAGTAGCTTCGCCCCAATATAATTATGCTCCGCAAGCAGCATTTTCTCAAAGTTCTATGAACAACCCAATAATGGGTTTTGGTAAAGGCGGCGGTAGAGCTGTAGAACCAGTAGACCCACTAGCTAATTTTGTTCGTGCTCCTGATGTAGCGCCTAACCCATACAGACCTAGTTATGTCCCTGAAACAGAAACTCAAATGGGACCGCCATCAAACGACGCGTTATTAAGTACAGTAGCTAACTGGGGCGGGGCACAAAACCTTTTAAGTACTTACGCACCAAACTTAGCTCCTCCTCAATCAGCTCCGGCAATGGCAACTGCACCAGCGGCTAGCGGTCCAGGTTTTAAAGCAGGCGGCATGCCGTCTCCAGATATTGATGTAGGAGTTGTAAGTGAGGACGACCCAGACTTTGCGTTTACTTCCCCATACAAAACAGCGGCTGGTAGATTAGAGAAGTTATACAAAAAGACACATGTAAATCAGAAACCTCCTGCAGTTGCTCCGGCACTAGGCGCAATAGACTTGACCCCTGCTATGACTAAAAAAGCAGCGCAAGGCGGTATTATGGGTGCTGATTCAAACTTAGGCGGTTACGCCGCGGGGGGTAAGTCTAGACTACTTAAAGGCCCGGGCGATGGCATGAGTGACGACATACCTGCTACAATTGCAGATAAACAACCCGCTCGTTTGGCTGATGGTGAGTTTGTAATTCCAGCTGATGTAGTTTCTCATTTAGGTAATGGGTCTACTGATGCAGGGGCTAAACAACTGCATGGTATGATGGACAAAGTGCGTAAAGCGCGCACCGGTAGGAAATCGCAAGGTAAACAAATTAATCCTAAGAAATTTATGTTAGCCTAAACTATGGAGATTTCAATCGTACCTGTCGAGCATATCGACAGTGTTTGGCCTTCAGTAGAACAATACTTAAAAGGCGCTGCTGATTACACTTATGGTAGGTTTACAGTTGGGGATATTAAAAACAGACTGTATACAGCGCCTCAACAGTTGTGGATAGCGTACGATGAAGAAACTGTGTATGGAGTGGTTGTAACTGAACTAACTCAATATCCTCAAATGCGTACTTTGGTTATGCATTTTACTGGCGGTACAGAGTTACCTAAGTGGAAAAACGAAATGCTGCAAATTCTGCAACGGTTTGCTAAAGACCAAGGATGTAGTGTTATAGAAAGTTATGGCCGTATTGGCTGGGAAAAAGTATTTAAAAACGACGGGTTTAAATCGAGGTTCATGTTTTATGAGCTTCCTGTGGAGAAAGAAGTATGAGATATAATCATCTAGATATGTTACCTGAAGAGGCATTCCAAAAAGTCGGAAAGTCTATAAAACTATATGGTAAAGGTGGAGGTAGTACTGAGTCTACGGGTACCACGTATACAACTAATATTCCAGAGTATGCTCAACCTTATGTTGAGACCATGTTGGGCGCGACCCAAAAACAACTGTTTAACATGACCCCAAAAGGGGAAATAACTGGTTTCCAACCGTACACTCCTTACAGTACAAACGCGCAGGATTACGTTGCTGGCTTCTCCCCCATGCAACAACAGTCATTCCAAAACGCAGCTAACCTACGCGCTCCAGGTCAATTTGGTCAAGCTACAGACTTAGCAGGCGCATCAGGTTTAGGTTCATTAGGTATGGCTGGGCAGCTAGCTAATACAGGCGCTAATTACGCGCAACAAGCTACAAACCCTAACGCGGTTCAAGCGTATATGAATCCGTATTTGCAGTCCTCTCTTGCTCCACAGTTAGAATCCATGCGCCGTCAGTATGGTATTACAGGAACTCAACAACAAGGCCAAGCAACTCAAGCTGGCGCATTTGGTGGTACTCGTGAAGCGCTTATGGCAGCTGAAAACAATCGCGCTATGAACTCCGCTATGGATAACGCTATTGCTCAAGGATATAACACCGCGTTTAACAACGCCCAACAGCAACAACAATTTGGTGCTAACTTAGGACTACAAGGCGGTCAAGCCGCATTAACAGGTTTAGGCCAAGCTGGTCAAGCTGCAGGTACACTAGGCGCGTTAGGCGGTCAACAACTAGGCGCTCAAAAAGATATTATCGGATTGCAAAATCAATTTGGTGCACAGCAACAAGCACAACAACAAAATATGATTAACCAATCTATCCAAGACTACGCTACACAACAACAATACCCAATGATGCAACTAGGTATGATGTCTAATATGTTGCGCGGTTTACCTATGCAAGGCGTTACAACTCAGTCTTACCAAGCCACACCTAATGCATTAACTCAAGGTATCGGTGCACTTGGTACAGGCTTAGCACTATCTAACGCGCTAGGCGGGGGTAAGGCAGCAGGTGGTGAGATTAAGTCTTACGCGAAAGGTGGTATTGCTTCATTTGACGTAGGTGGCGATGTTAAGAGTGATTTGTATGACTACTCCCCAGAAAAGTTAAACGAGGTTATTAAGTCTACAGAAAGCGAAACAGTGCGCAACTTAGCGCGTTCCATCCTTAAAGACAAGACCGGCATGGCTGGTGGCGGCATCATTGCGTTTGCTGACGGTGATTTAGTAGACGAAGAGAAACAGGCTGTAAAAGATAGGCAAGCGATGAAACATGCGGGGGCTTACCTCACAGACGTTGCTTCATTACCAGCTACGCTAGTAGACAAAGGGCTAGCAGGTTTGGGTAACTTTGGCGGGCGGGTAGCCAACGCACTGTCAGGTGAAGCTAAATACCCCACCGATATTGAAGGTAGGTCCATATCGCAAGCGCAAAAGAATTTATTTAGAGATGACCCATACTATAGTAAACAAACCGATAAACCTGTTGCGAAACCAGCAGCGGCTCCAGTAGCAGCAAAACCAGAGGCAGGGTTACCACCAGCCCAAGAAGTTAAACCGGCTAAAGAAAAACCAGTAATGGAAAAACCAGCGGGTGGCGCATCTGCAGAAAACGCGGCTCCGGCTCAATCAGCTGCTTACATGCCAACTACTCAATCTGTGGAAGAAGGTATTTTATCTGCTCTGCCTAAAGAAGCTCAAGACTACCTAAGAACTAAACCTACTGAGCAAACTACGGCTCAGATTGCGGAGCAACGAAATAAAGACCGTGAAGCGTTTATGGGTCCGAACACAGCTGCAGCAGAATATCGTAAGTCAGTTATGGACCAAAAAGCTAGCGCTAAAGATGAAGCTGAGCGTCTACAACAAATGCGTTTGGCAGAGTTCTTTTCTGTGTGGGGTACAACTCCTGGCCCTACTTTGGTCGCGGGTATGGAAGCAGCTAAGAAAACTATTCCTAGTCTAATTAAAGATAAGGATGACCAGAAAAAAGCTAAGGCCGACCTAGACAAAATTATATATAATCTAGACCAAGCATCTCGCTTAGAAAAAGCTGGTGATTTTGACGCTGCCGCTAAAATTAAAGCAGACCAAGCTAAAGCCTCTCAATCATGGGGTGAACATTGGTTAAAAGCCGCCGAATCTGAAGCACGTAATAAAACAACGCTACAAGCTGGTCGTGAGCAAAATGTTAGCCAAGAGAAACAAACTAGAGAAAGAAACGCCAGCCAAGAAAGAGTAGCCTCAATGACTAAAGGCGACATAGCTGAAGCTAAAAATTTAGCTCTCGCACAAAAAGCAGATGCGCATGTAGATGATGTCAAGGCTAAAATTGCAGATAATAGAAATAAAAAAGAGTATACAGACCTAAAAGGAAAAGCCGATATAGCGGATAGAATTGACCCTAGTAGCTCTGCGTACGCTTCTCATCAACAGGCTAAAAAAGATTTAGCTAAATGGCAGGCGGATGAAAAAAGTCAAATAGCTAAAGCTGAAAAAACTAGAGATATTTTCTGGAAAAAAACGGGATTTGATGACGGTAGTGGCACAGCAGGCAATGACATACTCGGAATAAGATAACAAGATGAATATAAACGAAATCAGAGAAAAGTATCCGCAGTACAATGATTTATCTGATGAACAACTAGCCCAAGGGTTACATAAAAAGTTTTATTCAGATTTACCGTACGAGGATTTTAGTTCTAAAATTGGGTTATCTACTACCCCCGTAGCCCCCCCTACCCCCGTGGTAGACCCTAACTCCAGCGACCTTGTTCGTGGGTTTAAATCTTACTTACCCCAAACTAAAGAAATATTTGGCGGCGCTGAGGCAATGCTAGGTAAAGCTATAGGTTCAGAGGGCTTGCTTAAAGCGGGTATCGAGAATGTTCAAGAAGCTAACGTAGCTCAACAAGCTGTATCTCGTGATACTGACTCCTTTACTGACGCATGGGAAAAAGGTATAGGCGCAGTTCTTACTGATTGGCTACCGTACAACGTAGGTCAAGGGGTGTCTAACATTCTTGAAACAGTTGCTACAGCGGGTGCAGGTGCTGTATTAGGTTCTGCTGCAGGCCCAGCTGGTACTATCGGCGGAGGTTTAAGCGGAGTAGTAGGCAAACAATTAGTTAAAAAAGGTATCAAAGAAGCTACCGAAAAAATAATGCAAGAAGAAGGTAAGGACGCAGCTGAAGCTTATGTAGCTAAACAAACAGCTGACTACCTAGCCTCTACTGAAGGTCGCAAAGAAGTTAATAAATACATCGGTGCTACAGCCGGTACAGCTGCTCAAGCTGGATTACATGGTACAGGCGAGACAACTAGTCGCGCTATAGGCGAAGCCGTGAACCAAGGCCAAGCTCCTCAAGACATAGACTTAGCTAGGTTACTACCAGCAGCTGCAGTGCACTCTGTTGCAGACTTCGTTGTATCTAAAATAGGACTTAATGCATTCAAGGGCGCTACTCAACAGGGTAGTAAATCGCTTGTTTACGATGTTACAAAACTTGTTGCAACCACAGGCGCTAAGGAAGTACCAGCTGAAGAAATTCAAGCTATGGCTGAGCGCTATGGCGCTAACTTATCCCTAACTGATGCGGAAGCTCTTAAAGAGTATGTCAATACAGCAGCAGCTTCGTTTGCTATGTCTGTTGCACCGGGCGTTGTCGGGGGTGTTCGTTCGCACTTAGCGGGTAGAGCAGTTGATACAGTTACAGGCGAAATAGACCAAGGGCAAGAGATATCAACCGAGCAAGCTCAACAAACCGAACCATCCCCAATAGATACTGATGTAGCTGATATACTAAATAATACAGCGGAGGCACAAAGTGGAAGAAGAACGCGTAAAACTGCTGGAGCAAGCACTGATATATCTGGAGGAACCGACCTTACAGAATCTGCTACCAGAGCTGGAGCAATTGTCGGAGATAGAGTGGATGGGGCTGGAAGCGATGTTGGAACTCTTGAAGTCGGAACGGATGCGCAGCCAACTACACTAGACGAAGCTAAAACGAAAACAGTCGTAGCTAAAAAAGAAACACCACCGACTGCTAGCTTTATCACGGAAGAAGAGGCAGAACCTCAAGTTATTAAGGCTGTAGGGGCCGTGACTAAAGAACCATCAGTACAGAATTACTTAAACAAGAACTCGTACTATTCTGCTGCAGCTCCAAAAGACGTTAGCACTGCTGTAACTAGAGCTGGGTTAGACCACGCTGATGACATGTTTGACACTGTAGATATTAAAAACGGGGTCTATCCCGCTATCAAACAAAAACTAGCTGAATTCAATGAGCCTCAAGAAGTAAAACGAGAAGAACTGCGCGCCACTATGGAAGCAGAGGGTAAAAACCCTAAAATAATTGCGGAAGCCCTCAATAAAAAATTCCCTATATATAAATCCATGCAAGACGCTTTAAAATTTATGGACATGAAAGATATTGTATCCATATATAAAGAGAACGCGGGTAAAAAAGAAATAGATTCAGACGAAGGTGGGGAAGATAGGGTTGCCCACATGGCAGATAGAGATGTATTTACTCAATCTTTAACCCCATTCCAAAAATTAAAAGTAGACAGAGACAGTGAAAAGTCATTTGAGGACTTAGTAAAAAGACAATACTCTACTAGAGATGCCTCAGCTACTGACAAACGTAGAACCAGCAAACTTAATAAGGCGTCAAAATATCTTCAGAGTCTTGACTTAGAAGAAGAACGCTCTGCCGTCCTTAAAGAACTCCGCGAAATAGGTGACATAACTAATCAGACTGCTCTAAATACTGAAATTGCAGGGATTGAAACCGCCTTGCAGGCCCAACAACGCGTAAAAAACACTCTTACTAAAAAGCTAAGTAATAAAAGATTAACTGAAAAAACTAGGACTAAATTACAAGACGAGTTAGATACTCTAGAAACCGAGCGCGCTGAGACAAATAAAAAACTACTTGCTAGCAGAAGCAAACGGGTTCGAAGTTCAAACGAAGAAAAAGCTAAGGCGCTTAAAGCTAGGTTAGCTGAGATTACTACTGAGTTAGGGTACACTGAAAAAGAAGAAGTATTTGCTGATATAGATACAACTAAAAAAGGCGTAGCTAAGAAAGGCGCAACTCCTCAATCAGTATACGAGTCATCTACCGCTGCTCAGATTGGGGAAAAACTACGTGAGCCTGTAATAGAGGCGGTGCAAAAAGCTATAGCTACTAAAGCTAACTTAAATGGGCTATTAGAAGTATTAGCAAACGATAAAATAAATGATACGAATTCTCGTAAGCAAGCTGAGACAGTACTAAACCTATTCAAAAAAGTACCCTACTTAAAAGCACTAAACATAAAAGCAAAAGTAGTATTCGGCACTATGCCAGCTGGTACTAGCGGTAAGTTTGACCCTGCTACAAATACTATTACTCTAGCTGGTAATAACGGAATATACACGGGTCCTATAAGCCTACCCCAAGTTTTAATGCACGAAACAATGCATTATCTTACCGACCATGTAACTAGCAATAGGGCTAAATACTTAGAGTCAATAAAAGACCTTGTACTTAGAGCAGAAAAAGCTGCTGCCCTTAATCGCTTAGACAGAAATTTTAGAAACGCTAGAAATCTATTGGGCCATAAGTACAATATTAAGTCATTAAAGGAATTCATAGCTGAGACGTTTTCTAATACTGAGTTCCAGAAAGACTTAGCGGAAATCAAGCAATACAAGGTAACAGATAGTACCGGGAAAGAAACTGTAGAAGCTAAAGGAATAGCTCAAAGAGCGAAAAATTTGTTTGATGAGATAGTTAGAAACATATCTTTAGCTTTAGGCTCATTTGACAGGACAGACTTCGGTGCTCCACTGCAAGAAGCTCTAGAAGACATTGCTGCGATAATCTCTGTTCCAACTCGTGGCTTAAAAAGCAAAACGGTTTCCTATGCACAGACAACTAAGAAAGATACGCCTAAACCGCGAGATGTAGATTTAGATACATCTAATCCTGATTACGCTATAGATAAAAACGACAATCCAAAAACTAGCCACTATATTAGGACAATGTTTACTACAGTTCCTGGCTGGCAAAACGCGGCTCGTATTTTTCAAAATGATAGGTACCCAATTAAAACATTGCAAGACCAAATGCAATTGGCTAATAAACTAATATCTGAAGGTAAAGACAAAATGAATAACGTCTATACTCAGATTGTTTTATCTACAAGTAACGCCAAAAACTTATTCAAGCAATACGTAGCCGATGAGTCAAACAAACTAAATGCGAGTGTAGGCGAATTTGCTGAAGCTATGGGCATAGATACAAAAGACGCGCTCGAGTATCTTCATAAGGTGTTAGAGGCTTTGCACGAACCTGAACGTCGTATGACTAAGTATGTACTGAACGTACCCTTGTCTACTAATGTACAAAAAGGCGAAAAACGCAGTGCGTCTGAACAGCGTACAGCCATAATAAATGTACTTAAAAATAAAAAGTTAAGTAAAGAAGACGCGCGGGAACTTAGAAAAGAATTAGATAGATTAGTATTTGAAAAAGATGCTAAAGGTAATCTTAAGTATGTGGAGACACAAGGCTCTAGTCCTATTCCGGGTAATAAAATAATAGACATGAATAGTGAAGTATATAGTGCAACGGGTATGGACCAAGCATCAGTGCAAAATATAAATGACGCATACGATTCTCACGAGCATAAAGATAAGATAGATAAGGTAATTGCTTCAGTGCAAAAATTAAATAAGGCTACTATTCACCTAAATAAAATAGGTAACTATTATTCTGCTCCAGTTAATAACTTTGTGAACTTCTATGACTGGAAAAACTACGTCCCGTTAAAAGGCGTAACCAGCACTAAGCATTCAGAAGCTGATGAGATGCTAGACTACAACAGCAAACGATTCGGCGCGGAATTGCAAGAAGCCACCTATGCATGGGAAGGCCGACTATCTGCGTCTGATAACCCTATAATCCAAGTCATGTCTGATGCAACGCGCTCAGCCTTACGCGCTGGCAGAAAAGATTTAACCCAAGCCATTAAAAATAGTTTAAACAAATCTAAATTAAATCCTAATGGTCAAGGCATGATAAATGGTAATGTTAGCTATTCCGTCCCTTTTGAAAACCGTAATGAGCTGGCTGAAAAATATAAAGGCAAAAATACTATATTTCATTACAACGAGGATGGTAGTGTTGACGTACTAGAAATTAATAACGATAGATTACTTGAAGCTATTCGCAGAACCTATAAAGACACTAACCCTGTTGTAGATATAGCTAATAAACTAACAAGCTTTTTGGGTACAGTGCATACCCGTTACAACTACAACTTTGCCCCTATGAACTTTGTCCGCGATATTATGACCAATGCATGGACTATCGGTGCTGAAATGGGCCCTCTTGAGGCTACTAGGTTTTTAAAAGCTATAAGCGTACAAGTAGTACAAGGCGGATTACCTAAAGCAATGAAAGTATCTTATGCTTACGCCCACAATGATTACAATAAACTAAAACAGCTTGCTAAAGAAGACCCATACATGGCTGACATGGTTGAGTATATCGAAAAAGGCGGTTTAGTATCGTACTTGCAAGGCTTCTCCAATAAGTCTAACTTTGAAGAAATGAACCGTAAAATAGGTGGTAATAAAGTAGACAGGGGTTGGGAAGCACTTAATAAAAATTTAGATGTATGGACTGAGATGTTTGAGATATCTAGTCGTTCAGCAGCATACGGTATTAAAAAGCGCAATCTAATATCCAAAGGACTAAGCGAGAACGCCGCTGCAACAGAAGCTGCCGCGTTTACTAAAAACTTAGCCAACTTTGAACAAGTCGGTGAACTAGGTAAAACAATGGGCGCGTTCTATATGTTCTTCCGCCCTTCTGCTACAGGTGCGGTGCGCGCTGTAGAGGCTTTATCTCCGGCTTTTTATGGTAGTTTAGAACGAGCTTTACTTCGCCTACCTCCACATATAAAAGATGACGCTCAAGCTGTAGCAGACTTTAAAAAGAACTATGCACTGCGCCAACACTATGCTCGAATGATGTCCAGTGTACTTATTGCCACAGGCGGAATAATGTATATGATGTCTGCTATGACATCTGATGATGACGAACTAGGTCGCAACTCTACTCTTAATGACAACATGTCTCAGTGGACTAGGTTTGCTAGGTTTCACACAAAAGTACCATTCACTAATAAAGAAGTAGTTGTGCAGGCTCCATGGGGTTTTGGTCTTGGCGCGTTAGCTGCTACAGGGGCCCAACTAGCTGCGGTGTCACTAGGTAGACAATCTGTTAAAGACGCTTTAGGTAATGTGTTCCAAATTGGGCTAGACTCATTCATACCTTTACCTGTATCTCGTATGAGCCCGACAGATGCACCACTTAACTTTGCTATTGACTCTATTATGCCTAGCGTTGCGCGTCCTTTAGTTGAGTTTGCACTTAATAAAAATGGGCTAGGGCAGGATATCTATAACGATGCTAACCGTCGTATGGGTGATGCGTACACAGGCGGGGATAAGATACCGCAGATATACAAAGACGCGGCTATCTACTTCGCTAATGAATCTAATGGCGGTATCGATATTAGTCCTAATACTCTTTACTTCTTATCAAACAGCTATGCTGATGGGTTTGCACGAGTATTTGAAGAGGCACAAGGTATATATGACCTAGCTGGCGGACAAAAAGAATTTAGCCCTAAGCATGATATCCCGTTGATTGGCTCATTCTTTGGCGCTAAAGCCAACGTAGACTCTATGGAGTTTACAAAGGTAGAGAAAGCAATTAAAGAGAAAGAAAAACGTATAAAAATGTTTGAGCTTGACCCTGAACAGTATGTTAAATATACATCAGCTAATCCTATGGACGAGTACGTTGTTGAGGCCTATAACAATGCTGTAAATGGTAAGTTAAAAGACTTACGAGCTGAGTCTAATGTTATTCGTAAGAATCAGGCACTGACCCAAAAAGATAAAACTGAGTTATTGAAAGTACTTACGCTAGAGCAGAACATTATTAAGCGTAACATGATTGATACATTTAAAGCTTTAGAGGTTGAATACTAACCAACGCGCCAAGTACGGACACCTAGTAGGTTATCTTTAGATACTACAAACATCTTTACCCGTATACTAGCGCGCTTTGCCCCACAATCAATAGCATAGATTAGCTCCGCTGGGCGGAGGGTAGGAATAAAGAAACTCTCCCCCACTCTCATCGCCTCAAACGGTAATATCCACTCGGGTTCAACTAATTCATTCGGAGTCATCTGCTACCCACTCTGCTGGGATTTGAGTTTTAAACCAGTATAGATAAGTAGGGTCTGGTGATACCGCAGTTTTCCAGCCAGTAGTTAAGCGACCTTTCTTGTGATTAGGGTCTAGTATCTTAGCGTCCTGCATCTCTTTCTCAAACTCTCTACTGTTAATATTCTTCTCGCCTAGATACTGTTTGAACGCGGCTTTAGATACTTGCAGTAGGCTCTTATCTGAATCAATACGCGCGACAATCCCCCCACGCGGCTCCATTACTACCTTACCCTCTTTTATCACTAGCACGTTAGGTAAGTATTTATTGATGTAGTCAGCTAGGATTGCTGAGTAGTCTGTCTTATTGACCCTAATTACACTGTCTCTAATATTAATCATTTCACCTACTACCTTGTCATAGACTCGTTCAGTATCGCAGCGGATGATGCCCGCGTGGTCTGCAATTGTGCCGCCTGTGAAGCATGAGAGTACAATATTTTCATAGAACCTATAAGTAGAATCATCACCAAAATCACGAAGAAACTTCTCACGCCACTTCTCCATATTCTCTAATATGTAATTATCTCCCAAGCGATATAGCTCTTTAACGTACATGGGCCCTGCGTGACCGTGGTGATGCTTCAATACCTCAAACATTTTACGGCCCATTTGTCCGCCACCAGCACCTTTTAGTGGCTCGGGTTTAGGAATTAAGAACTCTACTAAGCGCGCTGACTCACCGTCGGGACTAGCCTTAATACTCTCGAACTTGGTGTATGCTGACTCATTCGTAGTAAACATAGCGATTAACGATGCTGACATCTCGTGTTCTCGTTCTGCATTGACTGATGCTTGCATACGGATTTTAGCCTTACCATGTGAGACCTTGTGCGTTAGCTGGGATAGAATCTTAGCGTCTTTGTTACCAATCTCGTCTACGCCTAGCATGATGTTGTGAAGTCCTAGGTAGCGACCTGTCATGCCGTTGTCTGTAGCGTCGAACACACTCAGCTCGAGCGGGTTACCAAACACACTAAGCCCTGCATACATCGCACCCGTCTTAGCACTGCCCGACCTACCCATGAAACATACCGTAGCACCTGGGGTAGAAGTATATCGCATGAGAGGTGAACCGAACCCTATTAGCATGCCAAACGCATGCATCTCAAATCCTGGGGCATTGAGCATATCAACTGACTCACGCCACTTCTCGTATGTACCAGCTGGCTGTAAAAACTTAGCTATACTTCTAACATAAGGTGATGCGGCAGATTGTACTTCTACACCTGTTTCTAGTATTTCTTTATTGCCTATGACAAAAGCTTTCTTATCCTCTGTCCACCCCATCTGCATACGCATAATATCTGCCTCTTCTTTGTTAATTAAATAATTACCCCACTTAACTATGTATGTCTGTAAGTACCCAACGTATTCCGGAGTAGGGTTAAATAGCACACCGTTGCTAGATAAATAATCTTTAAATCTATCTGTAGCGTAGACAGCCTTCATTGGTAACAAGAACTCACGAGGTTTGTCTTTTGGGAGTATGAGCTTCATAAGCAAGCATTCGCCGTCTAACGGACTAAACATACGTCGTATAGGAAACAAGTCATTCTGCGATATGAGCTTAGGCTTTTGGTCGTGCTCTACACCGTCTTTGTCTATCTTAGGTTCGGGTAAGTAATAGATACCGCCATTAGCGCCACGTACGAACGGTCTTAAGTAGTCGGGGAAGTCCGGAATTTCTTCGCTATTCTCGTCCGTCCTAGGTGCGTCCGTCTTATCTGACGGCTTAGCAATCTTGAGTTCTCTTCCAAGAGGTAAGGCATTTTTAAACTGTCTATAGTGTTTGCATCCTTGACAGACTCCTGGGTTGGCCTTGTCCATTTCTTCACAAGACAAGGTTCCTGTAATTTTTGCAAGGTACTCATCGGTACCTGCCTTGCTATATCGGGGGTCTTCCTTGAATAACTCATGCGCCCACTTGCCTCCATCAGAACAGAATTTAATTACAGATAGCGCGCTACGCCACACAGGTTCAGCTAGCTTGTCCCTATTTTCAATAGCATACTTAATTTGCTCACAGCCTACACCGTTCATACTCTTGTCAGCGATTAGCTCAAAGTTGTTCTCAAAGTTATCCGCTTTGTATATAGCTAGGGTGTCCTCATCCAGCCCTTTACGAACTTTGTCTAGTGAGAATTCTGATTCCTCTACTACTTCAATCTCGCCTAAGAATTCTTTAAATGACTCAAACGAATAGGTATGGATTTCTGTACTTAGCACCGCGCTTGGCGATGGCGGGTCTGTCTTGTAGTTCAAGGTTTCGGGGCAACGCATGATGCGAGATAGGTCAGCCATAACAGCTGGGTCAGCATAGATTCGCGCTAAGCAATACTCTTTAAACTTATCCGCATAGGGCAAGTATTCTGCTGATGCAACGTCTTCTTCCAAAAGCCAATACGCATGGATACCAGTTCCCGAGTCAATAATCACGGGCGGAGGTAGTCCGCTCTCGTCCAAGAATTTATCTAGTGCTTCAGACGCTTCTTCTTTCGTGATATAGCCTTTGCCAGTATCAGCTTTACTCTCTCCAACATCCAAATCAATAAAGAATGAACGGAAGTAAATACTGCTTTCTGCCTTGCGGCTGTACCCATCAAATGAACTAAGTGCTACATAAGTATTAAGCTTTTTCGCTTTGCATTTTTCTATCTCTTTATATACATCGTCGAGTGTCTCGGCGAACCGGTTAGACGTCTTTCTTGATTCTTGGTCTATTCCAGTAACGCAATAGACACCCAGCCTTGGCAATGCTTTCTCGTAAAATTGTTTTAACATATAGGCTTTGGGGTCTAAAAAAGCGAGCATGCTCGCTGAGTTAAATAGGGTGGGGCGGTAATAGACAGGTTACTCGTTTAAGTGCACGACCTTCAACTGTGCACCCCCGTAAACTTAGATACTTCTACCTATCATGCTTTCTATATAGGCTTTTGCTTCCGCTAAATTTTGCGCAGGGAGAATACCCTTTGCAGTGTCGCTTTCTACTAAGTCAGTAAAGACTTCTATTACTTGTCGGTTTTTATCCCGAACAGGCTTACCACGAAACCAGCTATAAACTGACATACGGGTTACTTCTAGCGCTTCCGCAACATACTTAGCTGGTAGATTAGCATTTATGCATGCATGGGCTAGTGCGGTGCCTGTTCTATTTGGATTAGCATCTTTAACCGCTTTGATAAATTTATCGCTATACGTCCGTGGCATTCCCTACTCCTTACTTCTTAGACCATTTTTTAACAATGTCAGACACGTCCGCTGATTTATCTTCCGCTGATACTGAAGTTTGGCGTAATGTAGGCTCAGCAGATTCTGTAGCTGGCGCTGATGTAGGTACAAATTGCTCTACGTCCGTTGTCTCTACTTCTCCACCACCTTGATATACACTTAGCTTAACAGCACCTTCAGCCGCAGCGCTCTTAGACTGCCTTAATATTGACTCTAGGTCTGCGTCAGGAACTGCACCTGCTGGTGAGAACAATACTTTCGGTGTAGGTGATTTAGTATCAAACTGCATCTTAGTAATAACTCGGCCTGCACTAACATTGTGTGACGCTAGATGTTGTATGTACGGACGGAATGGGTATTTGCCATTATCTTCTTTACCGAAAGAGGACGTAGCTGGAAGCACCAACTGCATTACATCGCCTGATGGGTCATTAGGTAATACTATAGCCGCGCGCCATGATAGTTTGCATTTAGTACCTAAGCCATTATCGCCTGAGCCTTTAGCACTATTAACGCACGATGAACAGGTGCTTGCTACTGGGTGTTTAACTTCTGCATCGGGAGTCTCTGAGTCGTTAGACCAACAAACAGGGCTAACCTTCTCGCCTTCTTTATAGCCTTTATCGTAGAACATGCGTGACGCTTTGTGCGCCATCTTAACGATGATGATGTTCATGTGACGGTCTTCGATAGCACCGATTTCTTTACCACCAGCATATTTACGGAATACACCGCCTTTGATGGAGATACGTTTATTGTCCTGTCTATTACCACCTGCAACGGCTAGGGTATCTTCGTCTAGTCCTGTAGATATTAAAGAAGGGTTGTTTGCTAATAGACTTACTAATTCATTACTCATGGTAATATTCCTTTAACTAAATTAACTATTGAGCAGTAGGTTTGCGTACTGTTATGCCCAATTCTTTCATTACGTTTACGCCTGGAGGTAATCCCTCGTTTGCATGCTCGGACATAAACTCTTTAAAGTTTCCTTGATGGATACGTCGTTCCAACAATTCAACCGCTTGGTGTTGTAAAACAAAATCACTAAAATTTGTCCAGTCGCTACAATAAAACCGTTCACTCATACGACGAATTACTGTACCGTTTTGTGTCTTAATACTATCTGCATTTGTGTCATTACATATAGATAACATAGACTGTTCAATAAGAGCCATTTCGTCCTTTAGCCCTTTATCTAATGCGTCGTAGTCATGTAGTATTCTCTCGCGTTCCCCCCTAATAGTCAAGTATATTTTTACTAATTCTTCAAGATTCGTTGCTGACATCATTTATCCCCAGTTCTTCTTTATATAAATCTACTAACTTCTCGTGTAAGTCTTTCTTGCCTTGTAGCATGTCGTACATCTTGCGTTCTATTTCTGAACCCTGTAGATGCACTACTGTCATGCTGTTCTTCTGCCCTACACGGTCAATACGAGCAACGCATTGTATATACGTTTCTACACTCATAACGGGAGACCAAAATACGACAGTATTAGCCGCAGTTAGGGTTACGCCATGAGAAGCCGCTTGAGGCTGAATAACTAATACACGAGGATTAGGAGATGATTGAAATCGAGCAATCATGTCTGCTCGGCCCTTTGCTGATACGTCTCCGCAAATTATTTCATTAGTGATTCCCTGCTTTGTTAGGTAGTTAGCCACTAAAGTAATCGTATGTCTGTATGGTACAAATATAATTATCTTATGTTCTGTCTCTTCTATTACTTCCATAAGCGCGTTTAGTCTAGGTGATACGTCAAACTCCACCACGTCATGCTTGTCCGTATAGACTGCACCGCCCGATATCTGTAATAGTTTCGTTAACTTGGATGCCGCATTGACAGCGCTCACTTGCTCCCCTGCCGCTTCTATTAGGAATTGGTCTTTCAATCCTTTGTAGTACCTAGCTACTTGAGGTGTCAGTGGTACTTCTCTTGTCTGATACATTAGCTCGGGTAAGTCTAAACATTCTTTTTTACTAAACCTAATAGCAGGTTGTAGCGCGCTGAATACCTCATTCTTCGCGTTCTCTTTAGGTATCCATTTGAACCTAGTAATCTGTTGCATTACCTTGTCGCGCCAAGAGGTAAAATACTTAGGGACATGGTGAGGAGAAACTAACCTAGCGAGCCCGAATGCGTCAAGAGGTGATTGAGATGCAGGGGTGCCTGTTAACATCCATAGTTTCATTGAGGGGGTAATTAGTTTAGCTAGGGTCTTCCAGCGCTTAGTCGATGCGGTCTTATATGCGTTGGCTTCATCGACAACAATTAGGTCAAAGCCTAATTTCTTTATCTCGTCCTGCACAATGTTCACTCCGTCATAGTTTATGATGACGAACTCATACTCTCCGTTAAGAATCTTCTTACGCTTGTTAGCGTCTCCGTAGGCTACAGCTACGCTTCTATGCATCGCTGATTTGAATATGTCAGCCTGCCATGCGGAATACATAATAGATAGGGGGCATATAACCAGCACTCGCTTAACCAAACCTTGCGACATTAAGTAATCTGCCGCCCATATAACGGACGAGGTTTTACCTGTACCTGCTTCGTTGAAGCAGAAGGCGCGGTGGTGTAGGGATAGGAATTCTGCGGTGGTTCTCTGATGGTCAAACGGGGTGTAGATGCCTGGCCATTTATAGTCTCTAGAGATAGGAGACGGGATTTTGTCTGTGTAGACCTTAGTAAGATGTTGCATTTCCTCGATGCCCCAGTAGACCACAACGTCAGCTTGCTTGCCGTCATCGCTTACTATTTCGCATCTGTCTATGTACTTGGTGACATAGGGAACTTCACTGGACGGTAGAGTAAATCTAACCGCAACATCGTCTAATATTCTCACAACTATCCTTTACTATATAAAATCGGTACCCCTTACGGGGGTCAGTCGACTAAGTTTACGCGGAGTATATATGCAAGGAACACATAACTTAGTTGGCATGGTTTAGGGGAAAATGAAACAAAACCCCACTATCTCACCCACTCATGTCTAACGGTGAATGTTTATTTTTTAGGCTTACGCTCTTTCTTACTTGTTTCTGACACTAATGCACCTGTAGAGCTACGCTTAAATGAACGGTTTTTAGCCGCTGACTCAATACGCACACCATCTTTATTACTACCACCATTTGATAATGCTTTAACATGGGCTATGTCTTTACCCTCGCGTTTGTCCGCATGCCCGTTGCCATTCTTATCGATACCAGTTTTATCCATAGCGCGACGTGCGCGTTGGCGTTCCATGCGGTCATCTAATTCACCGCGTGATTTCTGTTGTTGGTATTCTTTGGCATAAGGCCGAGGTTTGTTTACATAAGGCATGTTATCTCTCTTTATGGTATTCGCATTCTTTTACTGGGCACCACCCGCATAAAGGAGTTGGGTTTGCCATCCAAGTGTCATTTTCGTACGAAACAGTTAATCTTTCAAGGTCTGGTGTAAAATAATTCCATAGAGAATCTATCTCACTACGCTCATAAGACTCGGGCATAAAACTATTATGCATCACGAACAACAGCCCAGCCCGTATATACTTAACTTCGGGAAAGTGTGCGTAGGTCATAAGAGCCATTAGCTTTAACTGTTTAGCATCGGGGTACTTATTGCTTCCTGTCTTATAGTCTACGATGTGTGCTGTATCCCCGTCTACTATTAGTAAATCTACTATCCCTCGTACCCATCTATCCTCACTATCAAACGCGCAAGGTTGTTTGTTTCTGTCTAGCGCCATTTCATGCTCGGGATACTTAGTCCCTTCTATCTCGACTAGCGCGTCTAATACAGGTTTGAACCGTTCATAATTCTTTAGTAACGGAGTGCCGTCACGTACATAATCCTCTAACGCTTTGTGCACTTCCGTACCGTAAGTCATCTGAGTAGTAGTTTTCTTGCTTACTCTCTTTAGTACTTTAATCTCTTGATACTGCTTCGGACAATTAGTGTATTCTTTTAACGCCGAGTAAGACCATGTGTAGTTCATAAGTACCCTAGAAAAGTTTTGTTATACTTATTATAGCGCATAATACTCTGTGTGTGGGGTAATAACTTCTTCAACATGTAACAACTCACCCGCCTCACATTTATGAACCATGTCCTGCTCCGCATCGAAATCATACATCGGTGATAAATACGTAGGATTATCAAACGCCCTATACCACACTAAGTATTCCATGTATGCCTCTATACGATGAGGGGTTCTATAATGCTGATACTGTTTCACACTAACATTCTCCGTAACTTTGTGCGTAGCTTGCTTCACATGATACAGGCAAACTTGCAGCCCAATCGGGTGGGGTGGACATGATGTCCATTATCCAAGCCTTCGCTTCTTCAGCCTCGTCCTCGGGTACTACGCAAACTGCCGCGTCATGTACTGTTAAGACTACTCTGTACTTCTCGTTTATCTTTATCATCTGCTGACCAACGATAATCCTAGCTAATGCTTGAACCACGTTCTCAACAAGTGTTCCTCCCCATATACTAACAGGACCTTTCCTAGATTGATAGACGTATCGGCTATTAGCTTCATCGGTGTTATAAGAAAGTTTCGGGTATCTGATATACAAGCCGTTCGGTAGTCTTACTCCTTCTTTGGATATTAGTAGGCATTTGTGGTTACCGTAGTAGTACGGCTCAACCTCGTAGTTCGCCCCTGTGTCAGCATCCTCGCGCATAAACCCGTTAGCTAAGTCTTGGATAACATCATCGCCTTCGCCCCATAAGCCTACAATCTTGTCATTAGTGTCTCGGTATACCTTAACAATACGCTTGCACTCTTCCTCACTTAGTACAGCGCCAGGCGGTTGCGTCTTTAGAGTATGTTGTAGCTTAACTCCACCTGTGCCAAAGCCTAGTCCTAACACGCATGTCTTGCCAACGAACCGCTCTACGGGGTTAGCTTTAGTGATAGTCTTCTCGTATATGGTCGATGCAAAGATAGAGTAGACGTCCTTGTTGTCCCTAAAATGCTGAACCACGTCCTCCTGCCCTGCTAACCACGCAAGCACCCTAGCTTCAATTTGGCTTGAGTCACAGTTAATAACTACATAGCCCTCGGGCGCAATGACCGCGTTCTTAAGCGCTTTCTTTTTCTTATCTCGTGACGGTAAGTTTTGAAAGTTAACCTTGTCTGACCCAGCCCATCGTCCCGTATGCGCGCCGTAGTATTTAAGAGGGATAGGGAGACGCCCTTTGTTGCGAGCTCCAACTTGTATGAACCGTTCAATCCGAGACTCTTCAATAGTCGATTTAGTGCCAAGTCTAACTGAGCACAACTGCTGTATAAACGGGTCTTCGTTCTCTGAAAGTTCGATGAACCCGACGTCGTTTTTCGCAAGCGCATAGGTATCCTTTCCTGTGGTAGGGCTTTCTTTCATGGGTACTTTGACGCCAAGCTCAGCGAGTAGCTCAGCAAATTGTTTATTACTCGCTAACTTCTTACGGACTTCCTCTTCTGTGGCACAACCTAGTCTATCCATCAAGCCCTTTAGCATGTCAGACTTCTCTTTCTTAACATCTTCGAGTCGCTCAACTAATAATGCGTCGTCTAAATGGAATATGGGGTTGATAAACATACGGAGCGTCATGTCGATTAACTTTAGTTCGTCTCCCGGGAATTCCTTAGAGAGTATCGTCCATAGTTTATATGTTAGCTCAACGTCGTTCTTACAGTATTCACCGTAGCGTTCGAGGTCTCGTTCTAAGAAGTCAGTGCGTCGTTTGCCAAGTGCTTCCTCGACTTCAGTGCCTTTAATACCAATGCCGTACTTGTCAGCTAGGATTGACAGAGACCCACCTGCATCTACTCCATGGACTGCGCGCGCTATGCATAGCGTATCTAGATATATCTTAGGGACAATACCAAAATGCCAAGACAGAACAGCTCCGTCAAACATGGTGTTGTGGCATAGTAACGACGAGTTCTTCCAATCGTACTTCTTCAAATAGTTTCTCACCTCATCGTGAGTCCCTGTAAACCATTCCGCAGGTTCTTCGTTAACCTTGACACCTACCCCCACCACTTCAAAGCGAGGGTCTTTAACGTATTCTTCTGTAGTCTGAGTTCTGAAGCCAAGTCCTTTATCGTAGTATGTTTCAAAATCGACTGTAATTATGTTCATATTTTATTTTCGTTTGCTAGTTTTTTAATTGCGGATAGTTCTAGTTCGGATATGGTTGTGTTGCCCATAGTTAGCGTTGTTGATGTTGTTGCACCTGCACCTCCAGTAGATAACAATGAGCCTGCGCCGTAGCCTTGACGACTCAATTGACCCTGTGATGTTCGACGTAAAATGTTGTCATACATGGTATCTTTTATCGCACCTGCTGGTTCACCTGCTATAACATCTAAGAATCTCTCATCCCATGCAGCTATACGGGCGTTAGCTTGGGCTTTAACAAACCCGTCGTGTAATCTGTTCTGTTCGTCGGGGTCTTTAGTAAGTTCGGTTAGTTCCCCACATAGGTCTACTAGTTGACGTTGTAGGTCTCTATCGTGTACGTCATTGTTCATTCTTTCTTCTGCTACTTTTAAGAAGTTATCTATTCTGTCTTTCATGTCCATTTTTTATCTCCGTTTTTGCCAGTCCTCTTGGCAGTGTTTATCGCACCATCGCATGCCAAACCCAACGGGTTCGTAGCAGTTCAAGCACTCTCCAGTTACATCAGCTTCTAATACAGGTTTGCGATTGTATTTCTTACGCAGAGCTTCCTCCCGTTCAATATGGTCCTGTGCTAAGTCTGCGTCATCGCTCATTACTTTTCTTCCTCATAGTGTTCACCCGTAGGGCCATTCTGCCCGATGATATCGAGTCTTTTTTCATCCCAACCAAGGGGACAGCTAGTCCACGCACATTCCTTTGTGGCGTCTAATACTTTACCACATATGTCGCATAGAGGGTCTTTCTTTCTAAAGATGTTGTCAAAGTTATCCTCGAACTGTTTGTTGTTTACTCGACTCTTAATTAAGTCGCCTGTTACATCATTTCGTGATGCCATTTTCTTTCTCCCGCTTAGCGAGTGTAATCCCTCGCATTATTAATCGCTCAAACCCTAACTGCATGAGGTACTGCTTACCTTCCTCATCTATGTCTAGCTCGGCTATTGCACTGCCGTCGGGTTGGTCAATCAAGTCACCAATCAATTCTATTTTCATGCTGTTCTCCTTAAAAAATGTAAAGCATGGTTTACATTTTGCTTTGTTTGTACACTATGTGAGCGCTTTTAGTTCAAAACTAAACTATTAGTGTAGACTTACGCATATAATTAAACTCAAAAAAGTGATATATCCGCCAAAACATCCGCAAACAATGCTCATGCTATGTGCATCAAACCCAGTTGCACCAACGGTTTCAAGCATAGTCACTTACCATGTAACTTCTCTGCGTTCTCTTTCATCTTAGCTAGTATGAGCAAGTAATAAAGCTCATCCATCTCGGCTTTTGTCATACGCTTTGCCCTATGTATGTAGCCTTGCTGTCCTTAAACTGCACCTCGACAGCGCACTCTTGCCCTTTGTTTCCATTGATTAACTTATAAAACCCGAAACACATGGAAACAATAGCTATAAGTAGCAACGTTACTACAATTACCACTGCTCTATCTGATTTACTACCGCCACAGTCGCACTCACGACCTTGATTACAGTTTTGGTTACACGGCATCGTCAACCTCCAATTTAATTTTGCCTAAGTATGGCCCATATTGTTTAAATGTTATGTTTCCGTTTTCTAGCCAACCATATACATTTATATACTGTGGCTCTTTAGGCTGTGGTTTAATGCGGTATTCACTACTACTATCCCATCTCGGCATACCTAAAACATCTAGCCATCTTATTTTTAGTTCATCAAAATACTCAATCTCCGCACCATCCGCCCATGCTTTAATTTCTTTGTGCCATTTATGTTGTGCCATCATCTTCTCCTGTAAAGTATTCAATTACTGTATCCAATGCCCCTATTACTTTGGTGTCGTACTCCACGTCGTCGGGGTGGGTTGAGTGCCAGTCAACTATCTGTCTCCTACTTGACTTCAAGTGTGCGCCTACTATGGCGTCCAGTATCTCGGCTAACTGTGTTGTGTCTGATAAGTCTAATGTGATTTTCATTCTAACTCCTCTCGCTTAATATCTTCTCTAAAGAACTCTTCTTCATCGATTATAATACGGTGGGCATCGGCTTTCATTTGGTCAAGTACTTCGATTATGCCCTCAAAGGTTTCACTTACTACGGTTGCATCGCAGTAGCCCATCAATGAACCATCTCGGTTGTAATACACTTCTTTAATTTCGTAATACGGTTCGTCAAACTCATCGCCATTAAACTTAACCACTCGATAGTTCCAACTCATACTTCTACCCCCTCATCGTTGTGCAAGTCTAGCTCGTCGATGTCTATCTCGGATTCTTTACCGCTAGGTAGCTTGCCTATAATAGATGTCGGAAAGTGCCCTGTTCTAATTACTTCAACTACGCACTCGCCCTTTTTCCACCATACCCATCGCGGCATTGTTCGTTTAATTTTCATAATGCTTCTACTCCGTTTTTCCAATGAATTAAAAATTGTTTAAACTTCTCTACCCCCGCACCGATTGGCACAAGTATTCCGTCCGTACCCATGAGATAAAACTCTTCTACTACCATCGAGCCTGTATCGGTATGCCCTTGGATAATTAGCACGGTAAACCTATCTGCTACTCTAGCTAGCTGTTTAAGCAGTATGTTTTGCCCTACACTAATTGCCTCGCCCTCACGTTTCCATTCCCCAACTAGGAAGTACCCGTTGCGCTCCATTACCATGTCAATGTTTGACGGCACAATCTTACCCATCAACCCATTTAGGTCTTTAAAATCTATATGCACTGCATTGGGGTTACGCATCATAGTATTAGTCGCCGTATTTAGTCTGCAACAACAACTCGCAGTAGTGGATTGCTTTCTGTATATCCTCTGCACCGTTTTTTGCGTGGTGTCGGCAGACATACTTAACTATGTTGCCCTCTAAAAACCCCAGCTCGTTAGCCACTATAAACTCTACTGGTTGTATTGCCATTTCAGCATAGTGATTACCACCCACCTGTTTAGCTAGTGCGTTCTCTTCCTCTAGCATTTCTGTCATTCCGTCGCTCATTCCATTCTCCTAATATAAACATACATATCATTCCTAGCCCAAAGGCTTGCCAGTAGCATTGGATGTACTCAATCACTAAGTTTGCCATTAGCTCTATCCCTCGCATCTCGTTCTGCTTCTTTATCTAGCATTAGGTAATACCCTGCTATTACTCTACCCTTTTCTTCTTCCGACATATCGTCGGCTGCTACCTTATTAACGTAATACCCTAGCCTAAAATAATGTTTATCTTCCATTACCAACTCCCAAAACCTTGTAAACTACTACCTATGGCAACACTTTTAGTCGAACGTCTAAGTCTTTCTCGTTCTTCCTTAGTCCTAGGCTCTTGAGGTCTATCCATTAGGTTAATTACCCTAGTAACACTAGCTATCTTTTCCTTTACGTCTATTTCTTCTACTGGTGCAGGTATTTCAATGACAGGTTTTATGTAAGGGGTCGCTGCGTTATATACATATTGTCGCTTAGCACCCACCGTTTGTTTCATTCGAACTAAGTGCCCATGAAATGTCAACCACTCTAAGTAGCGCTTACCTTTCTCAAATAATTGCAACTCCTCTACGCATTGTTTAGCTGACACATTTTTACGAGCGGCGATATAGTTATACACAATCTCTTTATTATTGTTTACTTCGGTATCTATTTCGTATTTCTTCCTAACACTTCTTTCACGTTCTTCTTTAATTGTTTGTTCAGTTTTCATTATCCCCTCCTACTATATCTATTAAAGTCAATGTACTTCCTTGGTCTATATTGCGTAAGCACTCTGCAAGTATCTGCTGTTGCTCTATCGTACTGGGCTCGGGCATGCTATCCCCCTCGCTATACTCAATGAAAGCCTTTCTGTACCTAACAATCTCCGTATGTCTTGCCATATCCCGATTCACAATTTAATGGTAATTCTAATCCCCACTTGGGTCGCATCCTCATGCACATCTCAACATACTCAACTGCTGTTTCAACTTCTGCTTCGGGTACGATACATGCAATGGCATCGTGTACGGTCATAACCACCTTATACTTCTTCGCCACCTGTAACATCTGTTCGCCGATAGCGATACGCGCGAGTGCTTGACATACATTCTCGACAACTTTCCCCCCATAAATTCTGTTTGGAATTGTAGCTTTACCTCTTTTTGTGTCATATACAAACTCCTCTTTGCCGTTCTCGTTAGTTTGCTTACGTAAGTTAGGATACTTAATATACATGCCGTTTGGTAATTTAATGCCTTTCCTTCCTTCAACAACTAGCACACCCTTGCGCCCTAGGGGTGCTGTTTGGTCTGCCAGTATTGCCTCCAATGCCACACCCGCTTGTCGCCATAGTAGGGGTATCCACTCATAGGTGCTCCGGTACACGTCGATAATGCGTTTAGTTTCTTCTGCTGTTAGCACCACGTTATCTCGTAACAACTGCGCTTGGAACTTAACTGAACCCATCCCATACCCTGCACCGAGAATAGTAGTCTTGCCCATGAACCGTTCGGGTTTCGTAATCTCGTTTACTGGTTTGTTATAGATGCTACTTGCCATAATCTTGTAAACATCCTCACCCCTATCGAACGCATCAACAAGGTCATTCTGTTCTGCTAACCATGCTAGTGTCCTAGCCTCAATCTGTGAGCTATCGGCATCAACCATCAAATAGCCCTCAGGACCTAAAATTGCATGCTTTAGCACCGAGTTACGGGGTAGGTTTTGTAGGTTTACTTTGTCATCTCCACCCCATCTGCCAGTATGTGCGGCATAATATCTTAGAGGGATAGGTAACTTGCCACGATTAGCAATTCCGATAAATCTTTCTGTCCGTGTTTCCTCTAACGTGGACTTACTACCTAGACGAGCCGCAACTAATGCTTGCACCGTAGGGTTAGGGTGCTCTCCCAATGCTTTGAACTCCTCATCGGTCTTAGCAAAAGCCCATGTTTCCTTACCTGTGGTTGGGCTAATCTTACGAGGGGGTACTACCCCATATGCTTTTAATACTTCAGCAAACTTATCGTTGCTCATCAACTCCTCTTTAGCCATACCGATTGCTGAAAGCAAATCCTCTTTTGATTTCTTAATTTGTTCGAGGTGCACTAACAACACTCGTTTATCTAGCTCGAGGCTAGGCTCGGTAAACATACGGATGGTTAAGTCAATCAACTTATACTCCACCATCGGGAAGCCCACACTCATTTTCTTAAAAATATCATATGTAAGAGCCACATCATTAACACAATATTCACCATAACGAACGAGCTCTTCCGCATTAAAGTCTATCCTTCTTTTTCCAAGTGCATTGATTACCTCTGTGCCTTTTACTCCAGCACCGTAATGTTCTGCTAGTTTTGCTAGGCTACCGCCGACCTCTGTGCCATGAATAGCACGAGCCATAGATAGTGTGTCAATGATTGCTTTAGGGAAGATGCCAAAATGCCAACTCAATATAGCCAAGTCAAAAACCGCATTATGAGCAACAACCATATTAGCTTGTAAATCCAGTCCATCTAAAAATCCTTGTGTTTGTTCTTTTGTTCCACTAAACCATACGGGTGCGTTGTCATCTACGCTGACGGCTACACCTACTACTTCAAACTCCGGTGAGCGTATATACTCCTCCGTGGTCATCTTGCTTAACGAAAAGGTTTGGCTGTAATACGTTTCAAAGTCAATCGTTATTATTTTCATTTGCCTTTTCCAAACGCACGTTTAGTTTGTTGCGATACTACATTGTCAATTTCTGCTTGAGCTTCAGCCATTTGATGTTGGTGCATATACTCGGCTTGTTTTTGCGAGGCTAATTGTTGGTTGGGTTTGAGCCCATCGCTTTGGGTTTGCGCAGAAGTATGATAGTTCCCGTCATCAGCACCCGCCAATAGTCTGCCCATAACATCCTTGGTGAACTCCTCGGCACGTAAGGCTTTTAGCTTATTGTGTAACGTGGCGATTTCTTCATCCTCTAGGAAGTCTAGCTGATACGCATAATGGCGGGGGATATCGGGAGTGCCGATAATAGCTTGATAGCGTTGTTCTATCTGTTCCATGATATCCCGCCACTTACGAGCAAACAATGGGGCATTATACCCAAACTCCTCGGGGGTGCTATCTATCCGTTCTAGTAGTATCTCTACACCTTTGTTCATTTAGTATCTCCTCTAACAATGTTAGGTTTGTTTCGTTAATCACGATAGCTCTACCGCCCGCATCTCGGATGCTTTGCATCTCTTTCTCTTGTAGTGCGGTTGGTTTGTTTGTTCCCGCTTTGCACTCTACCCCTAGGAATTGCCCATTGATACAGCAGATAATATCGGGTATGCCACTACGACCAAAGCCGTGAGTAGCGGGGAAAAAGTAATATACGCCCTGAGCCTTAAGTAGCTTAACAGCGCGGTCTTTAACTTTCTTTTCAGGGGTTAATGCCATGCCCCCATGATAACATAGGGTTAGACTTTGTCAAGGGGTGTGGGGTTTATTTTGTGAGAGGTTAGGTAGAGGGGGGTGGTGGGGTATGTAGATTACTTGCCCACCTCAAGTTACGAAAGGTTTAGCTAACCTAAATTTTTTTGGGGTAGTTAGCTAAGACCGAATTGCATTTGCATCTACAAGGCTACTAGCAATTCGGTTGTATCAATAACCCCTACCGATATTATGGGTTGGTAGCCAGTAACTCATTCTTTAAATACCATATTGCGGCTTTGATATTCTCACGCTTGTTCTCGCTATTGGAATTAAGAGCATGGGCTACTGCGCTACCTAGATTGTAGTTTAGCTTATACTCGTTAATTAAATCAACCACCTTTACAAACTTTTCCGAGTATTTAATTTCGGTATCGGTATTGACTTGCGCCTCAACTTCTGCCTTGGTTTTATATATAGGTTGAACGGTGTTCTCTTGGCTAACAATGTTAGGTAGTTTAGCACCCATACTAGCTTTCCTACGCAACTGCGCTTTAACTTCATATACTAACCTTACATCGGCACGGGCTTTCTTAGCGATTTTTTTAGGTATCGCATTAGGGGTTACTGCTAGAATAGCTCTAATCCTAGCGGATTGGCTTAATGGTTTATTTGCTGTTTGTGTTGTCATTTCGTTCTCCATTTGAATTTACAAAATCTCGTAATACAGCTCTAATTGTGGCTTGAATTTTACTTGGGTAATTCTTAGCAATGTAGTCATATACATCTAAATCAAGCCTTATGCTTAATTGCTTTAGTGCTATGTGGTTTGGTTTTTTGCCTCTCATTCTCCTTTCTCCTTGTTAAATAAATAGTCTTTCCTATATTCAGACGGCGGTTGCCACCCTTGCTTGCGCCACGTTACCATTACATCGGTATCATCGGCTCTCACATACTTAAAGTTTGGGTCTAGTATTGATATTGCTTTGGGGATACTCATTGTTTTTTCTTTTTTAACTAACTGCATTAGGTTCATCTCCTAGCCTAACATTGTTAGGCATATTGATTAAATATACTTCCTCATCGCACTTCACACCTACATCGGGTATCTCCCCCAAAACTGGCACAAGTTTAAGCATACCCACTCGGGTTCTAACTTCGGGTGGCAATACATCCCTTGCAAACGTAATGGGTTCTTTATCAACAAACGTGAAGTGAAAGGTATCGCCCGTAATAGCTACATAACACGCACTACCCGCCTCGTAATTATCTGAAAATTGTTTTGATGTGCGCCTAGCATCTATTAAGCCCTCTAGCATATTAAGGTTT